TCTGTTGAACATTGCTTTAAATAACTTGATAATGTAATTTCTTTCTTATCAACTTTAAAATCATTTTTTATTTTGTTTAATAGACTCATGGGTATTTTTTATATAAATATTATAAGTTAGGGTTGAAATAATTATTTTTTTGCTTCTTTATCTAATTGGATTTCTAAAGATAACATATAACAAAAATCTGTAATAAAATAGGGGTCTGATTTTATTAAAAATATAAGATCATCATTAGAAAAATCATTTAGAATTTCTTTAAATCCTTTACTTAGCATTTTTATTTTTTAAATAAGCTATTGCTTCTTTTATTTTAACACAATCTTCATATTTTTCTTCCTCCTCATACCTATTTAAACTTTCTGTTAAAGTATGACAGAAATCATTTCTATCAATTGTAACATCATATATAGCATCCTCATCTAAAGATATTATACTTAAAGCATGGTGATGTCTTTTTTTTCCTTTAAGATTTTTTAATATTGTTGAGACTAAAGCTTCTGAGATTCTGAAATCTCCATTTTTAAGCATTGTTTCAAATTCTTCAGCATTTTTAACTTCAAATTCTCTAGGCATAACTAAAATAGATCTAAAAATTTATTATTAATCTTCTTCTCTTTCAATTTTTGAAAAACTTCATCTTTTTTAAGCATTTTAGTTGCTAATTTTTCTAGGTGATTTTGTTTTGTTTTATCAAAATCTTTAACAATTTTATCATGCTTTTTTTTCTTAAGAAGAGGTATTTTTCTTTTCTTACTCATCAGTTATAAATATAATTAAAAAATAAATAAAAGCCAAATTTGGTCTTATTTATAACTTACAAGATTATAAGGATCATCATCATCTATTTTATCACCATCTAATCCTAATTCTTTTAAACGTTGCATATGATAATCATCTAATTCAAAATTAATAGCTTCTGTTGTATTATTTAATGGAACATGGTCTTCTAACTGTTGAATATCTTTTTCAGTAAATACATTATCAATATGAAGAAAATAACAATTATAACATAAAAAATGAATATTTTCCTTATTATAGTTTTTTTTATTTTTGTCTTTAAAGTTTAATATAAGGGGAACTTTATAATCTGTTACCCTTCTTTCTTTAAAACCACATTCACTACATTCTTCCTCTAAATATCCTTCTGAAATTAATTTATATTTTATTTTTTCAGGGGAAAATGAAGATGCATCAACTCTACCTTCTATTATATCTAATAAAGCAGGTTCTTTGCCTTTTGATGATAAAAATTTAGGTATACCTTTTCCTGATTGGTTTTTATGTTTATCAAATAAAGTTTGTCCTGTTTCTTCATCCTTGTATAATTTCATATACCTTTTAAGATGATGGTAGGAACAATTTAAATATCTAGCTGCTGCTTTTACTGATTTTGTTTTATTCATAGCAGCTAAACACATTTCTTTACTTATGGGTTTAGCAGCGGGCATTTATTTTTTCTTTTTTGATTCCTTATCTAGTTTTTCAAATTTCTCAAACTGATCTTGAGTCATTATCTCTAAATCAACCCAAGTATGATCACCAGAACCCCTCATGATTGGAACTCCTCTTTTGGGTGAAGCTGTTGAACAATTAACACAAGTTTTAGTACCTGGTAGTATTTCTAGCCTTTTTGGAGGGATTATTTTATTGCATTTAATACAATTCATTATTTCAATTTCATCAATTGTTGTATACATATTATTATTTTTATTCTTTTTTAAAAAGTTTTAATTTTTTTAAAGTATTATATAATTGGGTTGTAGTTCTTACTATATGTTTTTTACCACTAATTTCTTCTTCAATATGGTAATCCTCTTTCATAGGATCAATAGCATCATAAACCCACCAAAATATTGCCTCAGCGGCCACATAACCATACTGTTCAATTATTAAACATTCTATTACTTTATAATGATTATCTTCATACAATGTTGTATCAATACCAAATTCTCTATGTAAATCATCTGCTCTTTGATGTAACATTTTTATACTATTTATAATTTCAACAAAAGTTTTTTTTCGTTTTTTCTCAATAGATTTAGGGTTTTCTTTAATTTGTAGATGTTGGCCCCCAATTTTAAGTAATGATTTTTTTAAACTTTCATTCATTCTTCAATTTCTTTAACCCCAAATATATTTATAAAATCTGCTATAGGAAGTTGTTTCTTTTTTGAAGCTTTTACATATGCTTGTTTTTCATTTTTAGCTTTCACAATTCCAATAGCTTCTTCCTCTTGATCCAGAATATGGAAGTATTTATATTTTTTCATTCTTAACATAATATTAAATCTTTTTCGTATGTTGTTAAATTATTTATTAGAATTTTTAGATTGCCTAACTCAAATTCTCCAACTTCTCCATTATCCTGTAAGATTTCTGATAATTGTTGTATTATATTATAATCTTGATTAGTAAAGGTAGTTCCATCAATTTCAACTATAACTTCATTAGATTTGGTGGATTCTAATATTCTTACTTTGTCATCTAAATTAAAGGATGAGTTAGGTTGTTCTTTTGTTTTATAACCTATCCAATCTCCATCTGTGTAAACTGTTGAACACCAAGGTTCTAAATTCTCTAATAATTGGGGTGTGGTGTTTTTAATTACAAAACCCACATCATATTTAGGAGGGATGGTGGGCTTCATCAAAGCATCATGTTTACAAAAATGACCCCATTTACGTAAAAATTCTCTTGTTGATTTTATATTTTGTTTTAACCATTCATCAGTTTCTCTATTTTTCATAAACACCTCACCATTTGGATTTCTTTTAGCTCCATCTGCAAATCTTGATCCTCTACAAGTCATATGATAAACACACCCTTCCCAAGTTTGGATAAATTTAATTCCATTTAATTGAAAACGATTGAATATATCTGTGTCTTCTTTAGATTGGGGAGCAAATATAGGATCATGTCCTCCTATTTCTTGAAAATCTTTTTTATAAAAAGCCCAAGGTGCAAATATTCCTTCAGTAGTTTTATCTAGTCTATCTAAACTTGTCATTTGTAAATGAGATATTAAAGTTTCTTCACTAAACTCTTCAGGCTCAATACCACAGTCAAATAATATTTTTTCTGGTCCTGGGGGGTGTAGTGGTGGTTCAATTCTGGTAAGAGATACTATTGTTTTTGCTTTTAAATATTTTTCAATGAAATTCAACGCATCAGGACATAAGTACATATCAGCATGGTAGATCATGCAAATATCGTTTGTAGCCACTTCATTCACCAGAGTATCATATAAAATTGTATGACCTAAACGGGTTGGTCCTTCATTTCTAATTGCTTTAAATAATGGATCTTTTTCCATCATTTCCTTGCACCATTCCCAAGTGTTATCCTTATCACTGAAATCATCAGCTACACAAATTTCTACTTCATGATTACCTTGATTTTTACGAATTGAATTATATGACCATTTAAGGTATTTAAGATTGTTTCTACTTGGTTGTATTATTGATATTTTCATAGGTTGTTTTGATTTGTTTTTATATATATTTTATTCTATTAAACATATTCTCCCTTTTTCCTCCATCCATTTCAGTACAAATTATTTTAGAATATCTACATATTAATTCAAATATAGAACTTTGATATCCTATATTTATTTTAGCTTTTGATCTAATATATAATTGAATTCTGAGAGGAGTGTTTATTTTATTAAAATCTAAATTAACTTTTACATATTTTGAAAAGGGTGTATCTTTAATATCAACTCCCCCGTAATAAACATATTCCAAAGGAAACCTTTTTAATTCTGTTATAATACTATCATCTCTATAATCCCCCCAAAATTCTCCTTTTTTAAGTTGGCTATTAGAACATATAAACCCCCCAAATTCTTTATTTCCAAAATATTTTTTAATAATCTTATCACCTTCTTTTATTTCTTCCTTACTAAAATATATCTCAGGTTCATAATTAATACATTCTTCTTCCTTAAAACCCCAAAAAAGTAACATCTGTTTAATTAAAGAAGTATATTCATCTTCATAAATTCTATAATGGTCATGAAATACTTCCCCTTTTATATTATCCACAAAATCATCTACATAAGGGTTATTTTGAAAGATTCTTTGAACATTTTTTTCAGGGTTGGGCCAATGTTTCCAACTTTCACTTTCTCCAAATAGAGTTTTAATCATTTTTTCACTAGGAAGGTATACTTTACAATTAGGGTATTTTTCTTTAAGTAATCTAGGGAATGATGAGATTATCCCCCAATCTCCTAACCCATTACATAATCTCATTATCATAAATTCCTCTTTTTGGATATATTCATCTGGGATTAGCATTGGGTTAGACTTATGCCAACCTAGATTTTTAGTAGGGCCTAGGTCATGTATATTATTATCATATAATCTTAAGAAATGAGGGGGAGGTGTTGATGATTGTTTATTTCGGTATAGGCTTAAATCCACTATAGATGAAGTGTCCCTAATATTATTACATTTTATAAAAGATAAAATTTCAGTGAGGATTTTATTATTACTACTGATTAAATCTTTATGATTTACAATTAAACATTCAGGTGAAATATATTTATGAGTAATATTATAGATACTATCTGAGTGGGATTTATTTAAATTTTGAGCTTTTGATAATGATACTGTACATTCTTCTTTATCTCTAGTACAAAAAATAAAATAATACTCATATAAACCCTCACAGACAGCTTTAAGGAAGGGTTGAAAAAAAGTTAATCTTGGATCTTTAATAAGCATTTTTTTATTGTTTAAAAATTCACTTTTGATTAATTGTCTATATCTTTTAACATGATCCTCTGTGTATTTCATCTTAATAAGTTTAAGACTATCCCAAGAACAGTTATTAAAATCTAATAATTCATTATGAAAATCATGGAAAGAATTATTCTCAAAGTATCCATTTGGATTTTGCCAATTTTTATCTTGATTTTTATTTATTCCTATTTTAAAACCATTTTCAATCAAACAATTAGATAGTAAAGATGTACCACTTCTATGCATTCCTATTAAAAACACAACCTTTGGAATATCATTAAGTTTTTGAATATTACTATTAGTATATATACCCTCTTCTGTGGAGAGTTGTATAGGCATGAAAAGAGAATGTTTAATATCCTTTAAGTTATAATTATCCCTAACTGTATCACCACGGTTGAAGAAATTGATTCTCCCTCCAATTTGGTTGTTTTGATCACTCCAATATGGGAATTGTAAGTCATAATTATCATACTCTACGTCTAAATAATCCTTATGTTCTATATCAGACAAAGTAAATAAATGTGAAAAAGTTAATTGATAATATCCCCCCATATAACTATTTTTTTGAGATTGCCAATTAAAATTAGGGTCAACCAAATTATCTATTTTATTTAACCATTTTCTTGGGTTCCCCTCCCATTGGGGGTTGGAATATAATTTATTCAAAGTAATAGAGCTCATGAAAGCTACCCCTTCCCAATGAATAGGATACCCTCTATTACTATAGTTTTTTGATCCTTGAACTAAGGAA